GGATTGCAAGGTTTCATATCCTTATTATATGATGGATTTTGATCATGTTCGTGGTCAGAAGCATTCAAACGTGGCGGAACTAATCAATACGTTATCTAAGAAACGGCTAGATGAAGAAATAGCCAAGTGTGAAGTAGTATGTTCTAATTGCCACAGGGCTAGAACACATAATAGAAAGCATGGAAGGAAGGCATCATGAAATTTTGTAGTTATTGCGATAAGATGTCGTATACTTCTAAGATACTATCTGATGGAACAATGAAATATTATTGTTCAGATCATGCATTAAATATTACAGTCGACTAGAATATATGAAAGATAGAAAAGTAAATTGCTCCTATCTTTGGCAAGCTTGGTCAAAACAAAATCCAAATAGTAAACATGTTCTAGAAGCAAAAAAACGAATGTCAGAGTATAAAAAAGCGGACTGGCAAGATATGATATTAGATGCTGAAATAGCAGTAGATAAATTAAAATTTTTAGTTACAGAAAATATAGATCCAAAGTCCGATATAGCTCAAGAATCTTTAGACTATCTAGGTGAACATATAAATAAATATTTTTTTAATGTCGATAAAGAATATTTAACTCTTATGGCATTTGTTTTAAGATACAATAAAGATCATCGCACATTCTTTGATGCGTTTCAACCAGGACTTGCAGATAAAATGATTTTGTTAGTAGATGAACGTTTAAATGCAGTTGACTAGAATATGATATAATATAAATATGATCAAAAGCTGGAATCGAATACGCTAATCCCTTGGGGATATAGCTTAATCTGGTTAAAGCATTTGTCTTATATACAAACGACTCTGGGTTCAAATCCCAGTATCCCTACAATGTCAGGAAATCTATGAAAAAGAAACTAGTTGGATTAACTATAATAATTGCGTCAGCAATTCTTTCTGCTAAAGCATTCTCTAAATTTTTAAATTGGGCGGGAGAGATAGAAATCTTTGATTTTGACCTAGATGAGGATATCGATTCTGAAGACATATAGAATCTTCGTCTATATCTCTATGGTCATTATGATCACCTATATCTCTGGCATATACTTGCAATTGAGATAATTGCTAATCTTTTATCTCCGCCCTTTTCTGGCCCTCTTTGGGATTACCCACCAAGTATGGTGTAAAAATCCCGCTATGGCCCTTCTAGAGCCTTCTACGGCATATTTTTAAAAAGGTCTATGGTTTAGTATTGAACGTATTGTAGATTTAATAAAAGATTCTATTTTTTTCTCTAGTCTAGGATTAATATTATCGCTATAGCTTTTAGGCTGATTCCATAATTTAAAGAAATGTCTAGGCATGATTTAATTATAGCGTATATGTGAGTATGGTTCTTCTAGTTTCGACGCACTTTTTCGCACTTTTTGCACTATATGTCCGTATTGTATTAGTTAAATCCACCAGTATTAGTAAAATTAGCAGAGTTTAATGATATTTTTTGCCAAGTATCTGTTCCAGTACATACATACATTGTTCCGTTTGCACCGTCAATAGATATTTGACCTAAAGTTCCAGTTGCAGTTTTTGTATTAGGATATAAAGCTTTATATGCAAGACCAGTTGATGTAATTGCATCTGCATTGTGCCATTGTCCTGTTGTTGAATCATAAACTAATAGCTGTTGATTTGTTGGCGATCCAGTTATTGTTACATCTGTTAAATTGTCTAATGAGCCTGCTACTGTTATTCCATTTTCACCGTCTGTACCGTCTGTGCCGTTAGTTCCATCTGAACCATCTGCACCTTTTTCTGCAATAGGTGTCCATGATCCATTTATAGCACCTATTTCTGGAGGGTATCCAGGATTAAGTGGATTACCAGTTCTTACATATGTACCGCCATTATAATAAACAGCAATCCCTAAATTGTAAGACGCACCATTATCGTATGCACCTATCAATGTAAATGGAGTTGCTCCATCTGTACCATTTGTCCCGTTTGTACCGTCTGCACCTTTAGGAATCCAAACTTCCCATTGTGCAGTGTTTCCAACTGGATCACCAAGTTGTCCGCTTGCTTTAGCAAGATAGAGTTGTCCATCTGATCCTCTAACTACTGCAATGTCTGGAGAGTATCCATTTTCTGCATTATAGTTTCCTAAATAATAAATTCCAAAACTTGAACCGTCTTCTCCGTCTGCACCTGGTGCTCCTGGGGTTCCTTCACCAGAACCACTTGTTGATGTAAATGTAAATGGCATCTTATCTCTCCAAAATCAAGATAGAGGCTGTTGAAGTTCCAACTGCATAAACCTGATCATTAGGGCCTAAATCTGCACTCCAGATTTGTCCAGCCGATAATTTAATTCCGTAATTAGATGAAGTAACTGATTCGTTGCCGATGTATACTGGGTCAGAAGAGTCAGTGTTTTGTACAGATATGGTATTTGCTGTATCTATCATATCGTCAATAGTTATTTCTTGAGCTGTTGATGTTAAAGTTAAATTTCTAGTTCTGATCATTTATTCCTCCTAAAATATAAATTAATTATATCAGATATAAACACAAAACCCAATCAGAGGCGGATCCGATTGGGTTTATGTAGTATATTACTATACATTATATAGGGAGACATTGCTGCCGTCACCTACACACCTTAATTGTATTATAGGTTATTTTCTATGTCAAGCATTTTGGTCAACCTCTTCTGGTGGAGTAAAAGATGGTCCAGGCCCAAGCAAGTATCCCTGCTCATGATACTCGATCATTTTCTCGGCCTTCTCAGGGTCAAAATGATTAGCAATAAGAGTCATCATGTCATATATACGATGCAGCATAATGTAGTTAACCATGGGCAGGTTGTCTTCTAAATTTTGAGGTTGTTCTTTATTTTCACTCATTTGGTCTTCCTAAATCTTCCCAGAACTTTTCACGTCCCATAGCATCTGTCTCCAAAATGGATCCAGACTCAAACTCATATGTTGAGAATGGCTGTTCTTTTTTCGGCGCACTAATTTCTTGTTTTTTATCCATTTATGGTTTTCTCTACTAATTCTACAAGATTTTCATAATCAACAATACCGATTGTTTTTTTGTATGAGCAGGTTAAGCAATATAAAAATATGTTGTCTTCAAGATCCTGATTAGGATAAAGAGAGCCCTGATCCAGGGGGCATAAAAGCTCTGGAACAAGGCCCTCTCTTGATAAAGAGAGATACTTCGATACATACTGTATCTTCATTTATCCTACTTCTCTTCAGTTGTTGGGAATCGCAATAGCCATTCCTGCGCCTTTGGGGTCATACCCTTCCAGCTGGACCAATCTTGACCGCCATTGGTCATGTAGTACGTTATCTCTGCGTTTGTTACTGGGTCGAATAACTCTTTGTTACTCTTTAGGTCGAATTTCTCAAGTCTTGTTGGACCCAAGTCTCCGATCATATTAATCTGGAATATTCCATAGGAACTATCTCCAGTTTTCTTATCCCCGTTATATGCAAGCGGTCTTCCGTTAGATTCACGCTTTGCTATTGACCAAGCTTTCTTAAGGCCTGCTCCTTCGAATCCTACAGTCTTAAGTAGTAATACTAACTCTTGATCTGTAAGCATCTCAGATGGCTTGTAAATCTCTTTACTAAAACTATCCAAGACTTCTTGCTTTAGTTGGGCTTCAGTTTTCACTAAAGGTTTTACTTCTAGTGCATTCACTGGCTGTACTGGAAACATAAATAATGTAATCATTACTATTGTTACCAAGTTGTGAACCAGATCACTCACCTGTTGTTTTATTTTCTCCATTGGCATTTCCTCCTCTAGAGATAACGAACTCTAAGCATAACATTAATTCCATAAATCTGTCAAGCCAGTCAACTAGGATAAATATCAAGTAAACGTGTATAGTTGACTAATAATATTTTAAAATAAAGGCTATAAATATTTTTTACCACTTCCCATATGAATAGTTGTTTGGTAGAATAGGACTTCACACAAAAATCAAACTAACCGCAAGGCGGAGAAAAGGTACTATAAATGTCAAAGACTATTGCTAACCCATATGAAAATTTTATTGCATTATCAAGATATGCACGTTGGATCCCAGAAGAAAACCGACGTGAGACTTGGGGAGAAACAGTAGATAGATACTTTGACTTTATGTTAAATCATCTAAAAGAAAACCATAATTATATTCCAGATGAGAAGCTTGTAGCGGAATTAAAAGACGGTGTATTCCAAAGAAATGTTATGCCCTCTATGCGATCAGTAATGACTGCTGGAGCTGCACTAGAAAGAGACAATGTTGCAGGATACAATTGCTCATTTGTTCCAGTAGACAATCCAAGATCATTTGACGAAACTATGTATATCCTTATGTGCGGTACAGGTGTTGGATTTTCTGTTGAATATAAATATGTTAATAAACTTCCTGCCGTCCCAGATTCATTTGAAAAGTCAGATACAGTAATTGTTGTAGAAGATTCTAAGCAGGGTTGGGCAAAAGCATATCGTGAACTTTTAGCACTTCTTTGGACTGGACATATTCCAGCAATCGATGTTAGTAAGGTACGCCCAGCAGGTGCACGTCTTAAGACAATGGGCGGAAGATCATCTGGACCACAACCATTAATTAATTTATTTGATTTTACAATTGCAAAGTTTAAAAATGCAGCAGGTCGCCAATTGAAGCCAATTGAAGCACATGATATTATGTGTAAAATTGGAGAAGTGGTTGTAGTTGGTGGAGTTCGACGTTCTGCAATGATTTCTCTTTCTAATATTAATGACATTGAAATGGCCGCAGCAAAATCAGGTAACTGGTGGGAAAATAATACACAACGTGCACTTTCAAATAACTCTGTTGCATATTCTCGCAAGCCAGAGATGGAGCAATTTATAGCAGAATGGAAAAACCTTTATGACTCTAAATCAGGAGAACGTGGAATCTATAATGTTGCAGCAGCACAAGCGCAGGCAGCTAAATTTGGCAGAAGAGATCCAGATATTCACTACGGAACTAACCCCTGCTCAGAGATTATCTTACGTCCTTATCAGTTTTGTAACCTTTCAGAAGTCGTATTACGTGAAAAAGATACAAAGAAGGATATTCAAAGAAAAGTAGAACTTGCCACCATACTTGGCACCTGGCAATCAACTTTAACAGACTTTAAGTACCTTAGAAAAATTTGGAAAGACAATACAGAAGAAGAGCGGTTGCTTGGAGTTTCTTTAACTGGTCAGTTCGGACACAAGTTCATGTCTGGCAAAGAAGACATTATTGCACTTGAGGCATTTTTAATGTCTATGCGTGAAAAGGCAAGAGAAATTAATAAAGCAGAATCTGAAAAAATTGGAATCCCAGAATCAGCCGCAATTACTTGCGTAAAGCCTTCGGGAACAGTATCTCAATTAGTAGGAGTATCTTCAGGAATGCACCCTTGGCATTCACCATATTACATTCGCACAGTACGTGGATCTAAAGGAGATCCAATTTCTACTTTCCTTAAAGAGGTGGGGATTCCAGTAGAAGACGACGTAATGAAGCCAAACGACACCTATGTATTTTCATTTCCAGTAAAAGCACCAGAAGGTGCAATTGTCAGAAATGATTTAACGGCGTTGGACCATTTAAATACATGGTTAGTTTACCAACGTGCATGGTGTGAGCATAAGCCATCAATTACAGTTTCTGTAAAGGAAGATGAATGGATGGAAGTTGGCGCTTGGGTTTACAAACATTTTGATGAGGTATCAGGAATTTCATTCCTACCACACTCAGACCACACATATAAGCAAGCCCCATATCAAGAAGTTGATAAGTCAGAGTATGATGCGCTTGTTGCAAAAATGCCCAACAACATTCGGTGGGAAGATTTATCATTCTATGAAACAGAAGATGGAACCTCAACTAATGCCACTCTTGCTTGTACTTCCGATGGAAATTGTGAGATAGTGGACATATCTGCCTAGTATGGTAGAATTATAGTATTCGGATAAAACCGAAAATTCTAGGGCACAACGCCCAAGAAGGAGATTAAGATGACAAAAGATCTTAACAAGGATGGAAAGGTTACAATGACAGAGGAAATTTTAGCAGCGCTAGGAACATATGCGAGAGCATTTCTTTCAGCAGCTATTGCTTTGTATATGACAGGGAATACGAATCCAAAAGATTTGTTAATGGGTGGAGTCGCAGCAGTGGCACCAGTCATCCTAAAGGCTCTAAGCCCTAGCAACCAAGAATTTGGTTTTAAGACCAAAAAGTAATAAAATCTAATATAGATTAGGAGTGCCCTTATGGTAAAATAGCCATAAGGGCTTTTCTAATTAGGGGTAACAGTGGCAGCACAAAAAAACTTTGAAGTTGATCAAAACACTACTTTTTCATTTACCGTAGAGTATCTGGATAATAATAACTTACCAATTAATTTGACTGGCGCAACAGCAAAAATGCAGGTTAGAGATACAAAAGGTGGATCAAAGCTATCATTTACAATATCATCTCCTTTTGAAGGAATAGTTATAGATGGCCCAGAAGGTAAAGTTACTTGCACTATGACACCAGCTCAAACAAGCAAATTGTTCCACCCAAAATCATCTTATGATTTAATGATTACAGATACCAACAATACAAAAACAAAACTTCTTGAAGGATTTTTAACTTTAAGTAGATCGGTGACCATATAATGGCAGAAAATACTGTAAAGGTTTATGAGCAAGTAAATAAAGTTGTAGTATCATCCTCTGGCCCACAAGGTCCAAGAGGAAGGACTATCCTAAATGGCACTACCACCCCTTCAAACAGCCTAGGCATTGAAGGAGATTTTTATTTCAATACCGTTACAAACGAGTTTTATGGCCCAAAGCTCTCAAATGCGACTTGGGCGGGAGCCAATGTAATTGATCTAGTAACTAAAGACGACATAGCCTTTGTTTATTCATGGGAAATGTCTCAAGTTCAAGGACCTGTCTCTGGTATATATTCTGTAGTAGTGAATCATAATCTAGGGTTTAGCCCAAATGTAACTGTTAAGTCCAGCGCAGGCGACGTATTGGAAACAGGAATAGATTATAATAGTCTTAATACTTTAACACTGACAATGGCCCAACCATTCTCAGGGACAGCGCATCTGTCGTAAGGGAGAAATAAAATGGCAAGAAAATTTTTAGTTAGCGTAGATCTCAACAAGAATGAGCTCCTAAATGCTAGAATTCAGAACTTAGGTTCTGCCCCATCAAGTCCAGTCACTGGTCAGATTTACTATGACACAGCAGACAATACCATGTACTACTACAATGGCAAAACTGCCCCAGATGGTCCATGGATGCCTATGTCTGGCTCTACAGAAGTTGTCCAAGATATCATTGGTGCCTCTGTACTTGCTGGAACAGCATTAACTTCTACATATAATGATGCGCTTGGAACAACAACACTTAAGCTTAACGATACAGCTGTAACACCTGGCTCATATGGTTCACAAACAAAGATACCAACATTTACAGTAGACGCACAAGGTCGCTTAACAGCAGCTGGTGAAATAGATGTAGCAACTACTCTTTCTATCGCCGCAGAGTTTGGCGATACAGACACAGTAAATCTTCTTACAGACACTTTAACCTTTGCAGGCGGAGAAGGAATAAATACAGAAGTAACAAATAATACAATTACTATTTCTGGAGAAGATGCATCTGCAGTAAATAAAGGTGTAGCTTCTTTTAATGCAGTAGATTTTACAGCAACAGCAGGACATATTACTTTAAATGCTGAACGTGTACAAGATATTGTAGCCTCTCAAGTTATTGCTGGCGAAGGCATTGATGTAACTTATGATGATACAGCAGGAACATTAACAGTAGATGCAGAAATTGCAACAACTACAAATCGTGGTGTTGCTTCTTTTGACACAAACGATTTTAACGTAACAGACGGTGCCGTCGGCATCAAAAATGTAAATCTTGGAACACAAACAACTGGTGATTATGTTGCTAATATCCAAGGCACAGAAAATGAAATAACCGTAAGCCCAACTTCTGGAGAAGGAACCACAGTAACAATCGGTTTACCAGATGACGTAACAATTGGAAATAACCTTAATGTTCTTGGTGATTTGAATGTTACTGGATCAATTAATGCTGTTAATACAACACAAGTTAATATTTCTGATAATTATATTAATCTTAACAGCGATATGCCAGAAGAGAATACCCCTTCTGTTGATGCTGGTATTAAAGTACACCGTGGAATAGAAGCGGATGTCGATCTTAAGTGGAACGAAACCACAGACAACTGGACATTAACAAATAACGGCACAAATTATCATTCAATTGCAAGAAAGTATGCAGAAGATCTCTCTAATCCAAGCACACTAACTTCTATTATAGTAAATCACAATTTAGGCACAGATGATGTAACTGTTAATGTTTTTGAGACCTCTGGATCAAAAGCACTTGTTGAAACAGACGTAGAGCGCACATCTGCTAACTCAATTACATTAAAATTTGCAACAGCCCCTGCAAGTGGAGCATATAGAGTCGTAATTACTGGATAAGGAGAAACTGAATGTCAGTTAAAAGATTAGTTCCCTTACATGCAGTAGCATTAGAATCAGATCCAGCCAATTCAAGAATTGGAGATCTTTATTACAATACCACCGAAAATGCCCTAAAATATTATGACGGCTCTTCCTGGAATTTAGTTAGTGGCGGAGCAATAACAGGATTGCTAGATCATATTCATACTTATGATGGACAAATTTTTTCTGTATCAGATAATCAGATTCCTTCAAATGGTACAATAGATGGAGGCTCTGCTTTTTCAGATAGCGGAAATTTACCAGGCGGAAGTCTTGATGGAGGAACACCATAATGGCAACTAAGATAAGAATTAAAAGAGGCACTAGTGCACAATGGGCTGCATCAACAGTACCATTAGCTCAAGGCGAACTTGGCATTGATACAACTTTAGGTAAAATAAAATTTGGAAACGGAACATCTTTATGGTCTGATCTTTATTTTTTTCATGCTAATTTAAGCGATCTAACATTTGCATTTGACTCTGCAAAAGCATATACGGACGCAGCAATATTTGCACTAGGAAATACTTCAGATGCAAGCTATGTTCCAGTATCGCAAGTTGGCGTTGCAGATGGTATTGCAACACTTGATAGCAATGGTAAAATACCAGACTCAGAAATTCCTTCAGGAATAGCTAGAGATACAGAGGTTTCTTCAGCCGCAGCCGCAGCAATTGATGCAGCTGTAATTGCTGCAGGAACCGCAGCAGATTCAAAAATTTCAACAGCAATTGCAAATCTTATTAATTCTGCACCAGAGACATTAAATACTCTAGACGAGTTAGCAGCAGCCTTAGCAGATGATGCATCTTATGCAACATCAATTACAACATCACTTTCTCTTAAAGCACCAATTGCGGATCCAACATTTACTGGTACAGTAAGCGGAATTACAAAAGCAATGGTCGGACTTGGAAGCGTAGACAACACACTAGATGTAAGTAAACCTGTTTCAACTGCACAACAAGCAGCTCTAGATTTAAAGTTAAATATTTCTGATCAATCATTTGATTATGTTATTACAAATTCAGGAACTGGCGGATATATAGTTAATGGTGTATTAAATGGCAACATGTATTTTGTAAAAGGTAAAAAATATATTATTAAGATAAACGCCGTAGGGCACCCATTTTGGATTCAAACAGTACCTGGCGGATATTCAGAAGCCGATGTTTATAGCACAGGAATAACAAATGGTGGAACAGATAATGGGATTATTGTTTTTGATTACAGCATATCTGGACCAAGCTCATTATATTATGCTTGCCAATTTCACTCAAGCATGAAAGGTGCAATCATAGGCTCATTAGAAAACGACACATTGATTAAGGTTGTCTCTGGCAATTATACAACTATTCCAGAAGACATTAATAAAATTATAGAAATGCCAGATGGGGGTACTGTTACAATAACAGACTCAGCAGCATTCCCTATCGGATGTTCCATAGATATTCTTCAAACAGGATCTTCTCAGGTTACAATTGCTGGAAATGGATTTACACCAAATGCAACACCAGGATTAAAATTGCGTACACAATGGGCAAGCGCAACGCTATTAAAAAGAGGTTTAAATAGTTGGGTTATACTCGGAGACTTGGCGGTATAAGAAGTGGCAAAAGAAGACATCACCGTTGTATATGATTTTATATCAGAAGACGAATGTAACGCTATATTGGATTATGAAAAGTATTTAACGGATAATGATTTGTGGGATAAGAGTGATATTAAAAGCGATCCAAGCCAGCACTGGTCAAAAAGATTCCTAGGCGTTATAAATCTTACCGTACCAGAAAAAGGATTTAATAATCCAAAAGATCTTGAGATAATGAATCTATGCATATCAATTAGAAAAAGAATTAGAGAAAAAATTATTGAAACCTGGAATCTAAAAGAAGATATTTATGCAGATTCATTAAACTTAATTAGATGGCCGCTGGGAGAAGAGCAGCCTCCTCATTCAGACTATGAAAATTTTGGTAGAGAGCCACATATTTGGAACTGGAGAGATATTGGAGTTGTTCTTTATTTAAATGATGACTTTAAGGGCGGACAAATTTATTTCCCACAACATGATCACATAATAGAGATTAAAAAAAGAATGTTAGCCTTTTTCCCAGGAGATAAGCACCATGCACACGGCGTAAGAAAAATAGAAGAAGGATGCAGATATACTGTAAATATGTTTTACACGTATTTTGAGTCACATAAAGATAGGCTTCCTCAATGAAAAGTAAAACAAATGTTAATAAAATAGAATTCTATTCATGGAGCGAATTAGCAGAAAACGTTTCTAAAATGCCATCATTGGCAAAATCACATATTCCTGCAAGCTGGAAAGATAAACCAAGATATGTTGGATCAGAAGATCTTGTGCTATACGGCAAGGACGATGCTGGAAACGCAGTTCCAAATACTGGACTTAAGCACTGCATACCGTATTTTGACGCAATGACTGCAGGATATATTCAAGAGCTACATTGTGACATACAAATAACTATAAAAAATGGTGAGCAATATGCTAAATGGAGATCCCCATTAAATCCTATTCAAGTAAGAAACCGAGATGAAATTGATACATCGCTAGGATATTCTTCAAAACACTTTGCTTGGCTTATGCAGTGGGGCATCAAAACCCCACCAGGATGGTCTTGTATATTAACTAGCCCAATGAATAGACCAGAGCTTCCGTTTATAACACCATCTGCAATTATTGATACAGACCATTACTCTTCTCCAGGAAATATAAGCTTTCACCTAAAAGAAGGATTTGAAGGTATAATATCAAAAGGAACTCCAATATATCAAATTATTCCAATAAAAAGAGAACCTTGGATTTCAGAAAAAAATCTATCTTTGAGGTACGAAGGCCAAAAAGAACAAGAAAAAAGAATGAATTTATTTTCAGGATTTTATAAAAAAGAAAAGTGGCAAAAAAAGGAGTATTCCTAATGCATGATCCAACGTTAGTCAGATGGCAGCACGAAGACATCTTCTTATTTCCAGATACACATTTGCTTTTAGAGACAATAAAAACAGCGGCTGGTAAATATCAAACTGCAGTTTTTGAGTGTGATGAAAAAGGAAGAGTCAGGCAGCTAGCAATTTTATATTCTAAGTATTATTTAAATGAAGAAGATGCTTTGTCCAGTCACAACCATTTAGTAAAAGAATTTAATAGCTTACAAAATAATGGTAGTTTTTTAAGTATTCAAGATGTTTATAATGAAATAGAAAAAAATAATTTAATTCCACGGCATGATGGACCAAGAGTATTTAATTTTATAAGAGTCCCTGCAGGTAATGCTGCTATCGGATACAGGGAGGCAAAGTAAATGGCAAAAGGCAAAAAGATAGTTGCAAAACTTAAAAAAGCAAAATTTGGATCTAGAAAAGTTAATGTGCCTAACCTTACGGGCCTTTCAAGATTAGCAGCTCAAGCGGCATTATTAAATGTAGGTTTAAGCTACTCTGAATCATCTGAAAGCACATCAGACTCTGGTTTAGATGGAATTCTTTCTACTCAAAGTATTCCTGCAGGCACAACTGTCACAATCGGATCTACAGTAAATTTTGTTTTTAGATCATATGTTGCACCTTACTATAATCCTTATTATAATCCATACTATAATCCATATAGTAATCCGCCGCCATATGATAACGTATACTACAATCCATATTCTAACCCACCACCATACGATAATGCTCCGCCATACTTTAATGCGCCACCAGAATCACCACCAATTGATATTCCACCTTTAAATTTTACCCCTCCACAAAAATCAATTGGGATAACTACTTTAATAATTACGCCAAACGGGCTGGTTCCTGCTAAAGACCTACAAGTAGGAGATACGTTAGTTTCTGCAGACATACAGGGATTTCCGTATGACAGCTTATTAAACACAGCACAACAAGCACTAGATTGGACCGCAATAGACCCTTCTGTATCAGAAACAACAACAACAATTGTTAGTTTAAATAGAAGAACCTCTGCAAGAGGTGTTTTAATTAATGGAGATGTATTTTCTGACACACACTATATCTTTATAAAAAGAGAAGGTGTTTCTAAATTTGTTTTATCTACAGAGGTAATTTATTCAGACCTTGTTTATGATTTAGCAGATAGTAATTGGGTTGAAATTGTAGATATTCAGGTTGCAGACATTCCACATGAGGTTATATCTATAAACTGCGAACCATACGACATATTCTTTACAGAGCATATGCTTGTTCACGATTCTGTATCAATTTAAAAATGAGTACGGTTCTAAATGCCGTAGAAATAGACGGGATCTCGCTAGTTGAATTATCTCAGTATCCTTCAGAGTTGGGAGACTCCTGGATACATGCTTCTTTTATTAATGGAAGTGTTATAAGCCTATCCATATCTATGTACAAAGATAATACTTATCCAAAGGGAACTATTATAGTTTCTGAATTTGTTAGCAATAAATATCCAGATATGTATACCTTACAAAAAGTTGAAGGCGACAGCTTTGTATCAGATAGAATGTATACAAATCCCATATACAGAAGACGTGGGTACTGGAAATACCTAGCTGGACTTTTAAGGTCTGTTTTTTATACAAACTTTAATCTTGTTATAGAAGGTTCAAGAAATAGAAGCCCAGTTGCAAATAAGTTCTATAAAAATATTTCAAAAGTATTAAAACATAATAACCCAAACTCTCCAATTATGAATGGAAGGTTTTTTATGAACGAACAGGAACCTCCAAGGGATCCTACATCTCCAGTAATTTGGTATGAGCAAAGAATAGGTGGAATAAATGATTAATTCTAGTCAATCAGAAAAGTTATTAATAAATAAACAAACAAAGCCTTTTTATATTTTTAAGTCTAATTTAAAATTAGACAATGTTATCCAAGATGTTATAAAAAATAAGACACCCCTAGACCACGTATATAGATTTACTGGAGGACTAAAGGCAGAGTTTATTGGCTCTATACCAGTTGAGGACCCAAATGCAAAAAACTACCTAGCCTCATATAATAAACAAATGCATGATTTATTAAAGGAGATATCTTCTTTATTTAAGGATGCCCTTTCCTATTATGGAATAAATAAAAATGTGCCATATTATATATCCTCTTCATACTCTGAAGAAATTCGCACAGACGTTTGGTATGACATTGGTGGAGGTGGTATTCCGTGTTTTTCTGGTCTATATTTTATTGAATCAAGTAACGAAAGCAAAGTAACGGTTAATGATATTCAAGAGTCCTCGGCGACTGGATCCCTGCTGCTATTTGAATCTAGTAAAAAAATAGTATATGGTAGTTCTGATACAAAGGTCCTGTCCTTTAGCATTGCCCCACTTTCAATGCTTGAAAGGCAATATCCTAATAAGTGGATACCAATCCTTTAATAGATTTAAGTGTATAATTAGGAAAGAGGTGTATAAATGGCAACAAGCTTCCCAGCAAATCTAGACGTTTTAGTTAACCCACAACCACTTGACTCGGTTGAGGTAGTTCCCCATGCCAAGCAACACGCTGACGCAAATGATGCCATTGAAGCACTTGAACAAAAAGTCGGAGCAGATAACTCATCTAACCCCAACTCCCTAGACTATAAAGTAAGATCTTTAGAAAATAATTATTTAAACGTAGATGCCATAGAAGACCTAGCGGCAGGCCTCATAACTTCTGGCTCTCATACAAACATAACAGTTTCATATGATGATAATGCAAGAAAAATTAATTTAACAGGAACATATGATAATCAAGAAGCAATTTCTGCAGTTGCAAATGCTTTAACAGCTGGATCAGGTATAACAAAAACATATAACCAAAATCCACCCAACTACCTAGGAGATTATGACAATGGATATTCTTATGCTCTTAATGATGTAGTAAGTATTCCAGAAGGAAGTCCTTATGGAATAGTAGGATCTTATTTTATAAGAACAGGCAACCCAAGCAACCCTGGGTATCCACCAGAGCCAGGCGGAGCAACAAACGCCTCTTGGTCTTTATATAACTTTTCTCAATCAATTACTATTGCAGTAAATACAAATACCATAGCAAGCCAAGCCTACGTAAATCAAGCAATTGCAAATTTAGTTGATACATCTCCAGCTCTACTAGATACCCTAAACGAAATAGCTGCAGCAATTAATGATGACCCAAATTTTTCAACAACAATAACAACAGCCATATCTACAGCTTTAGCGTCATCAAAAGCATATACAGACGCAGCAGTCTCAGCGCTTGGCAATACATCTGCTCAGACATATGTTCCAATTTCACAAGTTGGTCAACCAGATGGAATAGCTACACTTGACGAAAATGGCAAAGTTCCTTTAAGCGAACTTGATATTGATGAAAAAATTCAAGACGTGGCAGCAGGCCTAATAACTTCTGGAACACACACTAATTTAACTGCATCCTATGATGATGTAACTGGAAAAATTAATTTTACCGCAGTAGCTCAATTAACCCAAGAACAAGTACAGGATGCAATAGGTCCTCTATTTGCACATGGCTTAAATCCAAATATATCTGTTACCTATGATGACGAAGCCAATAAGATGATATTAGAGGCTTATGTTCCTCCATCAACTGCTATAATGTCTGCATCCGCACCAACAAATCCTATAGATGGACAATTTTGGTTTGACACAGATGAGTATAGAAGTGGAAACACTAGAGCATTAAAAGTATGGAATGCGCTATCATCTTCTTGGGAGTATATAGCAACAGACCTATCTCTTTCTACAACAAACACATGGACATCTAAAAATACTTTTACTAATGGAATAATTATTGGTCTTGATGCAGCACCTTTAAGTCCAGTAGAAGGGCAAATTTATTACAACAAGCCGTTAGACAAACTAAAAGTTTGGGATGGTTTGCTTTGGCAAGATATTCAAGGAGAAGGAGGCGGAGGCGGAGGTTTAGCGTTACTTCCAACAGATACATCATTACCACCAAGTTCATTCTTTGTTGGATTAGTTGCACCGCCATCTGGAGCCACAACAGAAGGTGATCTTTGGATAGATGTTGACGATGATGCAGGCTCTACTGAATTTGTTTTTGCGGGACCTAATCCTCCAGCAGAGGGAACATATGGACTAGACACTCTGTGGATAGACACAGATGAGCCAGATCTTCCTTTAATTTATTCAGATGAGGAGCCACCTACATACACTGCAATTGAAGGAGACTTCTGGGTAGATCTTGACGACACAAGTGGTCAATCAATTTTGTCTTCTACAACACCACCAAGCCCATCTCAAACAGAATTTTGGCTAGATCTAACAACAGAAGAAGGCGAAATAACTTATTCTGATTTGTTTAAAAATAATGCAGCACAAATAACAGACTATGCCAGTTTGCCAACAGCATCTTTGCACGGCGGAATGATAGCATACGTTTCTTCAGAGGCTTCTTTATACGTAGCAGCAGCAGGTCAATGGATCAAGATATTTCCAACTTTTGATTCAGAAGCATTAATATGGGCTGGCGTTTAATAGAAAATATGTTGTATAATAGTGGAGAGGTAATCAAATATGTCATTAAAACGCTATAACGGAAGTGAATGGGTAGTCGTAGCAGGATCTCGACCTGGCCCTACAGGAGCAACTGGTCCACAGGGACCAGCTGGAACTGCAGCAACTATATCTGTAGGAACTGTAACATCTTTATCTCCAGCAGCCAATCCATCAATTACAAATGCTGGTACAGCAACAGCAGCTATTTTAAATTTTGCAATACCAAAAGGTTTAACTGGAGAAACTGGATCTCCAGGCGTTCCAGGTACAAGAGGAACAAAGACATATACAGCTCAATCAATTCCTCAAAATGCAGGACTAACTAATTTAATTGAAGGCGATAATTTTATAAACCTAAATACTGGAGAGTACTATGTATATAGTGCATCAACAACAACCTGGGTTTTGCAAGGAAATGTAAGAGGGCCACAGGGCTTGCAAGGAGATCCAGGGCCACAAGGAACACAAGGTCCAGTTGGTCCAATTGGAGATGTAGTGGTGGCGGATATTGAAAGAAGAGTTTCTGCGTATGAATTAGATACATTGCTTAATTTAGGTATTTATTATCCAAAATATGCACTGACATCATCTTTGGCACAGATAAATGGTACAATTATGGCAACAAGTTTTATTTTCTAAGGGAGACTAACCAATATGGCAAGAAGAGCAATTACTGATCAGGGAATTCTATTTTCCCCTGCAACATCTACAATTATAATTCCAAGAGTTGTCTTGAGAAAAAATCTCCTTTTGATAACAAACGTTACTCAAAATAAGATAATCTATAATTTTTCAGATCCAGCAGTAGGCCTAGCCTCTTATTCTCTTAGCAATAGCGCTAATGACCCTTCAACAACACTTGTTCTTGAATATAACACAGCATCAATGTCTTCAACAGACATTCTTCAAATTATGGTTGATGAGCCATATGAAACATTTATTCCAGAACCAACGATGGTGGATGCAGTTGGAAAACTAAGAATATCTGACCCAGAATCTTTAATTGATACAGACTTCGAGTATGGCGTTCAGGGCTCTAAATGGGAATCACTTTCTCTACAAAATAACTACCCAACATTCTTTTCTAGAAATACTGGAGGTAACTCGCTAGACGTAGTTTCAATACTCTCAGCTGGAGGTTCCCCAAGATCTACAATTAACATCACAACAGCATCCGCACATGGATTAAATAACGGAGATGTTGTAAGCGTTAATGAGTCTACAAGCCCATTAACAGACGGAACATTTCTTGTTACAGTATTAAGCTCAACAGTATTCTCATATGTTGCTAAGGGAGTTGTTGCATCAGGAACTAGCGTACAAGATGGAGTATTAACAAATGTTTATGGTGGAGGATTATTTGACAATGCTCATATTCCAGGAGGAAACACTGGAAACTTAAACGCTTGGTCAGCAACATCAGATGGCGCAGCACTATCAAGAATTAATGTTGTTACTACAAACCCACATGGACTTTACCCAGGAACTCCAATTTTGATTTCTGCCCCTTCAGGAAGCGCAATTAATGGTAGCTTTTTGATTGATAGGGTAACAACACCAAACTCATTCTCATTTATAACACAAGGCCAGGTTCCAGTAGGAACAGTAAATACTTTAGGAATCGGTCTTTTCTGTAAGCCAGAAGGATACGTTGAGCACAGACCATTCGACGGCGGAGTTATTTTAACAACAGGAAATAACGTATGCGGAACTCAGACACTAAGACAAACACGCAGATACTTTAGATATCAGTCAGGTAAGTCAATTCAATTCTCAACAGGAACAAAGTTCACACCATCTTTTGATATTTCTTATATTGCATCATCAAGCACTCAAATTGGATCAAACACAATTACTATTAAGCTTTTACAAGATCACAATTTACAGGCAGGAGCTACAGTTAAAATTGAAGGAATTGAAACTGTTGGATCATACAATCCATTTAATGGTTTGTTTGTTATTAATGAAGTAACAGATTCAAATACTATTAAAGTTCAAAAAACATTTACTTCTGCAATTACTGCAATTGATCAGTTGCCAGGCGGAGTTAACGCATTCGTAACAGCATATCAATGGAAAGGCTCTGCAACAAGAGCTGGTCTATATGATGATCAAAACGGATTTTATTTTGAATATGACGGAAAGACTTTATATGCAGTAAGAAGATTTTCAAACAAAGAACTATTTGGAAAAATTTCTGCTACACAATTCTCAAATGTAATAACTGGAGTGGAGACACGATTTAGAAAACAGCTTCTAGTTGGAGATCTAATTGTAATTAGAGGCCAATCATATAGAGTTATTCAAATTAACTCTGATACATCTTTAAACATTGCTCCAGCATATCGTGGGCCAAGTATTGTAAATTCACCTTACATTAAAACACAAATTCAAAAGGTTCCTCAATCAGAATGGAACGTAGATACAATGTTAGGAGACGGTCCTTCAGGATATACTCTTGACATATCTAAAATGCAGATGACATACATCGATTACTCATGGTACGGAGCGGGATCAATTAGATTCGGTATGAGAGCAACTGATGGTAATGTTGTTTGGTGTCATAAGATGGTAATGAATAATATTAATACTGCATCATACATGAGATCAGGCAACCTTCCAGCAAGATATGAGACAATTAATGAGCCTCTAAATTCTGCAAAATTAATTTCTGGAGGATCTGGAATTAGCGGGTCTACCTTATTTCCTCAAGATACAGTAATTTATGTTAATGACGTAAGTTTCTGGCCATCAAACGGATTCTTGAGAATTGCAGATGGCTCTAACTTTGAAATTTGTGAATATACATCAGTTGGAGCATATAATCCAACAATTCAGGCATGGGCAGTAAATATTGTAAGAAGAGTTGCACAGCCTCTAGTTTATGGTGGAGTCCCACTAAATCTTTATGGAACATCTGCTCAGGTAAACTTTGTTCCAGATTCTACAATTCCAGGCGGCTCTGGAACCTCACAGGTTTCGGTACAAACAATTTCTCAAAACTGTGCACCAGTTATGTCACACTGGGGATCATCCGTAATTATGGATGGCGGGTTTAATGATGATAAGTCATTCATCTTTACAGCTGGTATGCAGAAGTACCTTCAGGTCGGTGGATCTGGAACAATTTCAGCTACAGTAACAAATCGTCAAGCATTATCAAATGTTGCAACACTTACAACATCTGGTCCACATACATTGGCATCAGGAACTAACGTAACCATTTCAGGTGTTCAAGATATATCAACAGTTACATATAAGCAGCTTACAAATAATATTGCTTATCTAACAACAAGCTCTCCTCACTACTATACAGTTGGACAGTCAGTGACGATAACTGGCGTAGATACAATATTTAACGGAACATATACAGTGTCATTAGTTCCAGATGCTACTAGAATTGCATTCAGTAAAGTATCTGCAAACATTGGATTCCAATCGGTTGTATCAACTGCAAGAATTACTGCATCAAGTCGATTTAACGGAACGTTCTTAATCACTTCTGTTGCACCAACATCATTTACTTATGCTCTTCAGGGTGCAGATGAAGCAATTTCTGCAATTAACCCTAATGGTACTGCAATTCAGACATTCGGAAGCACACCAACCCCACGTCCTTTAATTTCAATTAGAGTAGCACCTTCGGCAGATAACGGATTAGGTAGAAACTTCGGACAACGTGAACTTGCAAACCGCATGCAGATGAAACTAGACTCAGTTGGAGTATTGTCTCAAGGACAGTTCCTAATTGAAGGTGTTTTGAATCCAGCAACAATGAACGGTATTGCAATACCTGCAGAGTGGGAATCAGTAAGAGTTGGTTCTGGTTCCTTGGCCCAAGTAATTTACCACGATGGAACTGGTATTAGAGGTACTGGTGCCCCAGTTACATCTCCTACAAATACCATCACTGGTGGAGATCGTATTTTTGCCTTCTATACAGAAAACGCTGGTGGTACAAACTTCTCTGTTACATCATTCGATGCTAAGAAAGTTAGAGACCTTGCAAACTGTATTCTAAATGGTAATGGATCTCAGGCAAACCCATCGTTCCCTAATGGTCCAGACGTACTAACAGTTATTGCTACAAACTTAGGATCTTCTGCAGCAAATATCCTTGCTAGAATTTCTTGGACTGAAGCACAGGCCTAGGAGACAAAATGCCAGACTATACAACCCTATCAAGCCAAGTTGATTTATTTAAAACAAAAGTTACTGCGCTAACATCAGAAACACTTGATGCAAACGACTTAGTTTTATTAGCTTCAGCACTTGATACCCTAGCAAGATCAATGGGTGTAAATGATATTTTGGCAGCAACAAATGAAAGAATTGCTGCTTTAGAAGCAGCAAAAGATGCTGCAATAGTTACAATTAACAATTCTGTAAATGGACAAAGGTTAACAGATCTTGAAGACACCTCAGATTCATATGAAACAAGAATTTACGCTGTAGAAAATTATGTAAATACTGCAGGTGGAGATATTGCCCAATTGTCTTCAACAGTCACCGCCTTAGACTCATCAGTTAGTCCAAACGTAATGAAAGCTTGGCAAACTATAACAGCAAATTATCAGGCTACAGTAAGAGATAGATTGCTTGTAGTTCCAGCAGAGGGTATGATTATTACTTTACCTTCCTTGCCAAATCCTGGAGATACAGTTAAATTTTTAGATGCAGCAGGTACTGCAGGTACAACAAATTTTACAATAGCAAGAAATGGTAATCCAATACAGTCTTTGGCTGAAGATTTAATTGTCAATGTTGCTTCAGCATCATTTGACTTAACATATTATAATAACGTAACGGGATGGAGAATAGCATAATGTCAAATTTAAGAACACTA